GGGACTTACGGTGATGATAATGTAATGGGCGTTTCACCTACAATACCGTGGTTTAATCATACTAATATTTCTCAAGCACTAAGTAAATATGGTGTAGGTTATACTATGGCTGATAAAAATGCTGAGAGTATTCCTTATATTAATATAACACAAGTATCCTTTCTTAAACGAGCGTTTGTTTTCTCTAGTGAGGTAGGCGACTATTATGCACCTCTTGAAATGGATTCTATTGAAAAAAGCTTATTAATTAATGTTCAGTCCAAATTAATAACAAGGGAGGAACAATTTATAGCGTGCTGTTCTTCTGCAGCGCGTGAGTATTTCTTTTATGGCCGGAGTGTTTATTACGAGCGCACCGGCATCCTAAAGAAGGTCATAGCTCAACTTGGTTTTTCCGGGCTCGTGTTACCTAGCACTTTCCCATCATATGAGGAATTAGTAGAGCAGTGGCATTCTCATTAAACACTAACAGGGGGTACCCAGGAACCTCCCATAAAGCCAAATCCTGGGCGTATCCCAACGATGCTTGCGTGGTCATGGTAGAAGGACTTCGCATTCCGTTGGGGCGAGTGGCCTGCGGGGGTATTTACCCCCGGGTCGTCATGCCGCACTACTACCCAAGTCTTAATTTAATGATGGGTTACTTTCATTAAGACTATAATCAATTACCCGCTTCTAACAACTCAACAATTACAAATAACAACGATAATGATAACACACCAACAACTCTTCTTTCTAGTAATTCTACAGATCAGGATATTTCCCAACTCCGATCTCATATAACGAGTAATAATATGGAATCAAGTATTAGTCAACAAGAAAATATGGTATTTAACGATGCTCATGGTGGTGACAGCGTTTATTTTTCCCCTTTAGTCGATAAGACATATCATGAGGGTGCAGATGCTGATGCTGCAATGGGTGAATACTTAAGTCGTCCAGTGCGTATTGCAACTTATATTTGGTCGACTAATGATGCTAGATTTAAAAAGGACGATATTCGTCCGTGGCGTTTGTTTGGTAATTATGCTCCAATTCAACGTAAATTACACAATTATGCCTATATAAGTGGCAACTTAGTTATTAAAGCCCTAGTTAATGGTACAAGTTTTCTTTATGGCGACATTCTAGCTTCGTACCAACCCTATGTAGACTATACTGCTACCAGGGCTTATGATCCTACTGGAGCAGGTGCAGTCTCAAAGTTCTATTTAACCGCACTATCTCAGCGCCCGTCGGCGCACATTAGCGTAAATGATTCCTCAGGTTTCCAAATGACCCTACCTTATACTAATAAAAAGAATGCAATTAGAATTAGGAATACAGTTGATTGGGATGCTATGGGCCGTCTCGATCTTAACTCTTTTAGTCGACTGTTGACAGCTTCCTCAAGTGGAGCTGAACAGACCGTTAGTATTGTCCTATATGCTTGGATGGAGAATGTAAAGCTTTATGGTCCGACTGAGGCTGCTCCTCTTTCTGTGACTACTCCTGTCCAATGCTTCCCTAGGTTTAGATCTAGACGTAATTATAAACATATGGTTAACCACCTTCGCAAGGTCGTCGATTATGGCGTTCGCGATGCTTGTGGTGATACTTATACTACTGATTTAAGTTCTAATAATTTTGGTGAGCCGTTTAGTGAAGATGAGATCCCTCAGGCTTCCCGCACTTATTCTAATAAATCTAATAAATTAGGGACTGAAGATGAGTATGGTCAATCACCTGTTAGTTCCACAGCAAGCGCGATAGCTGCTGCTGCTGGATGGGTGGGCGATAATGTTCCTCTAATAGCGCCATATATGCGTGCCACGCAGTCTGTCGCCTCTTTCACAGCTACAGTTGCAAAGGCCTTTGGCTACACAGATCCCCCTGTATTGGATAATGTAAAACCGTTTAAAGATATGCCTTTTCATTCGTTGGCTTCCCCTGAAATTAGTGATCCAACAGCTAAATTAACTCTAGATTCTAAAAATGAGCTCACGATTGATTCTCGTACTGTCGGTTTGGACGGAACTGACGAGCTCGCTATTAAGTCACTTGTAACCCGCCGAACCTTCCTGGCGTCACGCACTTGGGTAATTGGGGACAACTCAGGTTTGCGGTTGGCCTCATTTGGCGTTACGCCAGACTTGCGCAATACTGATACAAGTCCTTCAACTGGTCTAGCTATACAGCGAACACCAATGGGGCATGTTTCTCGCATGTTTAAATATTGGCGTGGAGATATTGAATTTACTATGCGATTTATTGCCACTCCTTTCCACAAGGGAAGGCTGCGCATTACTTGGGAACCTGATGGTAACAACGAAGGTGATGAGACTATATTGTATTCTCGCATTATTGATCTTTCAGAGGATCGCGAGGTCACCTTCACTGTCCCTTGGCTTAATGATAATCTATGGCTACGGGTCCCCCAGACTAACTCTGCTACAACTTTTTATTCACTAAATAATACATTTCCGCCAATTAATCGCGATAATAACAATGGTATGCTGTCAGTTTTTATTGAAACAGAGCTAACTGCACCTGATAACTCCGATGACGTAGTAATGCTATTTTATGTTAATGGTGGAACTAATATGGCCTTTGCCGATCCCCAAGCTCCTGACCAAAAATATTCGGCTAGGGATGGAGCAACTACAGGGCAAGCGCTTCTTGCTAGTGGCAATGAGCCTTTGGGTGGCGACTTAATCCCTCAGTCTACGTTGGACTCTGTGGGTGGTGGTGCTGTGCAAGCGCACGCTAGCAAGAACATCACATTCACTGAAGTTAGAGACGAGGTTGACAAGATCACCACAGTAACTATGGGTGAAGCTGTTCATTCCTTAAGGCCCCTTATGAGGCGTAGTACTCACTTATTTCGTAATATTTTGGACGGCCAAAGTAATGCCTCCGGTGCTATGTATTATTTACAATATAATTTGCCTCGTCAACCTGCCCTTCCTGGTTTTGATACCGTTGGGATGTGGCCTGTGTCAGGCACTAGATATAATTATGTTAATTGGCTACCATCATCCTGGATGCGTATTTGCTTCCTTGGTGAACGTGGCTCTTATAGATATAAAGCTAATATTAGTAATCATGCTGGGCCCCTTTATGATATGTCATTCTTAAGATCCCGCGATCAGATGAACTCGGGTAATATTTTCTTTGGGTACACTGGCAATAATAGTTTGTATAATGCCGCATTAACTTTAATTTCTAATGAGTCTTCGACCGGATGGGAAGGTATGGCTCTAACTAATCAAAGCACTCAAGCTGGTTTGGCAGCTGAGGCCCCTATGTATTCTAAATATCGATTTATTAATACTTTTAAAGGTGCACAGGGCAGTGAAACTGATGATACAAGAGACGATGCCATCGTGCTTCGGGCTGGTATTCCTACCACGTCTAACACGGCGGCAACAACTTATATTGACGTATATGCATCTGTTGGCACTGACTATACACCTTTTTTCTTTATAAATGTCCCTCCACTTTTCTTTCAAACTGGGCTACCTACACAGGAACCCTTCTAGAGTGGTTGGAAATCCCTCCTGGGCGCAACACAGGAGTGAGTCGTTTCGACGATTACCAGTAGATGGCTGGTGCGCAGAATTTCTTAGATAATTTTGTCGTACACCATCGTGTTGCGACTTTATTATTTAAGCGATCTGTTGAAGGTTGCTGATTTTCAAAAAAAAAAAAAAAAAAAAAAAAAAAAAAAAAAAAAAAAAAA